TCCGTCCCGTGTCTTTATCTCGTAATAACAACGATAGTATCTGCATACCATTATTGGAACAGTCCTGACGAACAGGTAGATAGCTAACATATCCATACCCTTCTTCCGTGTACTTCTTAAACTCTAAACAGAATCTCAGGAAACAGAACGGATCACTAGCCTCAGTCCACCAATCAGTACCGTGTGGATCATTCGCTGCTTCAAGGATAAACTTCTGTCGTTTACCTACCCACTCAATACGTTCATCCCGTGTACCTTTTACTCCCCACATGTTCGCACCGTGGACAAATATCGACATAACATCCTCTTCATCCACCACTTGTTGTCCGTTCTTAAAGTCCAACAAACTCTTCGCTAAATCAGAACCTTGTGGATGTAAGTAGTACGGAATAGCGTACACTCTGCCTCGGTAATCACATCGATAAGGAAAGTATATCTTATCCCACTTACTGTACATCTTAGCTAAATGTAAAATACGGCAAGCTTGGTATCTTTTAGAGCTGTTACTGGCGTTGGTCTGTTTAATATCTTTCTGTTTTAATTTCCAGATACTCAGCTCATGCTCATCACCACCTGTATAGTACGGTTGCTCAGGTATCTCTCCAAAGTTAGGGATGTTTCCTACTACTCGTTCGTTTTCCCAACACTTCAATGTAATATCTAACATATCTGTATTGATCTGCCACGCCACCTTCTGAAGTTTATTAACAGCAGACATGACATGGTCGTAATTATTCCCTTCAAACCACTCAACAGGTTTACCAGTAAAGAATTTCTGTGCAGGTAGTTGTTCAATATCGTATCCACCACCCATCAATCCGTGCCACTCAACAGGTTGGTCAGGTAATGCCATCTTAAATACTTGCCCCGCCTCCTTCCACTTATCAAAGCGATGTATCCAATCTTTAAACTCAGTAGTAGGTAATACAAAGCGTTCAGGCATCTTACTGCTCACACTATCACGCATACCCACTTTGAACAGACCAGTTTGCTGGCGTATCTCCTCCAACAACCACAATCCTAAACCAACCTTAGCCTTGTGATGCCACAATTCAAACCGGACATCTTCATACTTATAAAACTGCTTGATCTTACTCTGTTTCTTGCGGTCTGGTATAGCTAACAAGTCTTGTTTGTTAAGACTCAGGTTCTCCAATGCATATTTCCACCGAGCTTCATTCTCAAATGCTTTACCAATACGATAACCCATCTTACCAATAGCTAAGTGATTGTCTAAGTTATTAAGGAAGGTACGCAAAGCAATAACAGCGATCTCATACGGACACATATCCATGACAAAGGTCAGGTAAAGTGGTGTTGTGTATCCTGGACTGCTGAATTGATCGATGATGTGCTTCACACGGTCTCCTAACTTAGGACACATACTCTGTAACATACGCTTACACGATGCTGTGTGACTACTCTCTCCCTCCTGTCTCAGCTTGGCTTGTCGGTTACGATACTGCGTCCGTCCCCACTCCCTCATCTTAGCTACATGTCCTTTACTCACTGTGTTCGTATCTCATTCTCTCTCGTTGTTCGCAGAATGCTCTGCTCATAAGTTCTCAAACCAATCGAAGTTTCCTTTTGGTTTCATTCTTGGTTGGTTAGAACGAATAGCTATCAAGCGTCCGTCCTCTGTCCGTTTATATGTACCATCTTTATTCCGTTCAAACCCGTAAATTTGACACTGCATCCAGAACTGTTGGAAACCATCGTTGATAGCTTTGTGATCGATGGAGCTGTAGTCTAGATCATGTCTAGCTATGCCTTGAACTATATGATTCTCACTGAACATCTCGGTCAAGTAAATCGGTTCGTATTATATCAGCCTCCGCCTCCCAGAACAGGTCACTTGAGGTGGTGTTCGATGTCGTGGAACTTGAGCTTTTGTTCGTCGCAGTAGTCCCTTTGATCGTCCTCATTATCCATCTCACGGAGGTTTTCCAAGTGTTCTTCAAGTTCTTCATCAAGTTCATCATCGTATGGGTTGTGTCGGTTAATATAAGAATCATAGTTAGGTATATCGTAAGCTCTCATAATGTTTTAAAGTTGTTATCGTTAGGCAGGTTATTGGTCAACATAAAGATTTGATGCCTTTACTCGCATTATCCCTTCAACCACGCTACAGATGAGCGGAAAGGAGGTTGTCGTAAGAACCTAACGATAGTTTTCTCATAGATCACTCAATGACAAGAAAAGTCTTATTCTTCCTCCAGTTTCTCAAGGTGTTCTTTATAAAGCTGAAGGGACAGGTAAAGGTCTAAAAACCTACCGCTTAACTCTCGGTTCATATCGTTATTAAAAATGTGGAACATCAACTCTTCAGTCATGTCGATTGGGTCAAGTAATAGTTCTTTAGTCATGGTATAATATTGCTATAGCTACCAGTACACAGAAGCACAGGCAGAAAAAGGTTAAGGTTGTCATTTGAAATGTTATCACTCCTGGTTAGATCGGTTGTTCGCTTCGCTCTCAGCGTCCGCTTTCAGCGTCCTGTTAAGTAGCTCGTCTTGCAGTTCAATCAATCGATCACGGACAGTTACAGAGTCAGGTAGTTTTTCACGGACACGTAAGTAATGATCGATAAGCGTTTGCAAGCTCGGTTCGTCAAGCGTGGAAAGATCGGATGGGTTGGTAGTCGCTACGCTCACTGGTTCTTAATCGCTTTTAGTTGTGAATCGTACAGCTTTTGTTTGATCGATTGGAAGGTTTCTATTTCTTCTTCTTCGTAAAATTCATCGATCAGGTAATGGACAGCATCTAATAATGCTTTGTATTCTTCTTCGGTTAATTCAATAGTATTCATTATTTATTTATTAGTAGTAGGTTCGGTTAAACAATCGGGACAGGTATCTTGTGACTCAAACTTCTGGCTTGTCAATCCGCATTCTTTACAAACAGGTAAAAATCGGTTACGATAGTACTGCTTTAGCTTGGCTTTGATATCTTCCATCATGTGCTCTTTAGAATGAGCTTCCCCACTTATCGGTAACTCCCTACATCCCCAAGCGATAAATACCAGGGCAGAGCTGTGAGAATCAATCCGATAGTAGAAGGTTAGGTTTTGATAGATAAATGAAACGCTCACTCTTGAATATCCTCCGTTACTTCACCATCTTCATCATCAATACGCCATCGCTTAACGATAACCTCGCCATCAATGCTATCATCAAAGTAGTAAATATACTTTCCGATTGTGACATATAAAGAGTTTTCGGTAGGTTGGTTTATTTTCATGTCGCTACGCTCCAACGCATTCATTCGCTTTGCTCACTGAATGCTTTTGTGCCCGTATTTCTTCCCGTCTTTTCAATAGGTAAGATTTAGGAGCCATTCTGTTTAGCTTTCTCATGCCATTCTGATAGATTTCCTTTACCTTGCGTAGCTCATGCCAGCGTTTATCCTTTGCAGAATCCAAGGTCAATCCAAGCTTTCCTTTTGGGTACGCTTTCAATTCAGCACAAGCCATATCAAAAGAGCGTTCCAAGCATTCAATGGAAACTTTGTAAACATCGTATGCCATAGGTTGCAAGGATTCGTAATGCTTTACTTGTTTTATGCAAAGCTTTGGGTCAGTATTTTCTGAATTATTCATTTTATGTATGGTCAGGTAAGGTTAAGCTTGTTCAAGTACGCAATCTGCAAGCTGTTTAGCAAGTTGAATAGATAACTCTTCAAGGTCATCATCAGCAGAAAGTTCAGTTACAGCCCAGTGTTTATGGAAATAACAAGCACCTGAGAAAGAATTGTCACCTGATTGAAAGTTTAACTCTTCAAGGTTATCACAAGTGCTAAATGTCATCTGTATAGATTCACTTTCCCCTGCTTCATCATAGCTAGGTAAATAATCTTCAAGAATTGAAAAGATAGATGTTTGTAGTGATTTGATTTTTTGATCGATATTTTTCATAGTAGTATAGTTTTTTGATAGATAGGTAATTAAGGTTTAGCTCGTAAAGTACAGTAAAGCAAAGAGCCAAAAGGATCCAAAGATAAGATTGATGATTAAGAGGTCAGTGAGTTTAGATAGTAGTTTCTGCTTCATAGTAGTAGTGTAGTTATAACAAAGCGGAAGTGCCTTGCTGATCTCACCTATTGCAGAAGCTTGTCAATAGCTCCAACAAAAAAAGTTCAAATTGTGTTTGTATAAGTTCAACTTATTACAGCCATTAGATTGGTAGAGAGTAAGCAGAAGCACATTTTAATATGTTCATTTAGTTCATTTATTTTTGAATTTAGAACTTGGAAAGCGAAAAGAACATACAAGACCAATCGCAACTTCATTGCATTAAGGCGACTAACAAAAGCCCTTGGACTGATGACGCAAAACGCTGGCAATCTCTGTTGATTTGCGAAAATAGTTGAGAGCTTTTAACCTACCCCTAAAATCCGTTGCGTAAATCGTTGATAATCAAAGCAGTTCGCATAATATCAATTATGTCTAATATAAAAATCTTTGTAAGTTTATAACAAAAGCTCCCCTCCCCTATAAAAAACTTGGGTACGCATGGGGTAAAAAAACTTGCGGGCGTATACAGCGTCGACCTGTCAGATTTTTCTACCAAAACTTTTTAGGACTCCTCTAAAGCATCTACATACTCCTCAAGTCCAGCTCTTATAGCTATGTTTATGTAGTCTTCATCGGATGCTATCTCTTTGCCCCATTTAACAAGCATATCGTGTGTACTGTCTTCCATCTCCAGGTTCATCTTTACGAACAGCTCTTCCTCCTCAGATATGATCCGGATGATAGGTAGGTTGTTAAGAACATCCGTCGAAGCGGAGCGACTAGAACTGTGGGTCAAAGGTGTCGTCCTCATCTTCCTCTAACAGCTCTTCATCCGGAGCGAATATAACATCATCTGTTTCAGTTAGTACAGACAGTTTAGCGAAGTCTAGACACCCTGCTATTGTATAGTCGTTAAGATCGTACTCTCGTTTAAAGCGGTATATGAGCTTTGCTAGTTCGTACTGGAAGGTGTCTGTTTGGTCGTTGATATTCATGTGTTATAAGTATACAGCTATACGAGAATTTTTCATAGGTTAAACTACAACAAGATTCTTGACCAGTGTTTAAGCGGTTCCTAGAAAATAAGCTTTACATACTTCCTTCGGCTGTTACTTTGTATAATAATGAGATTTAGATATGTACTTTAGAGTTCGTTTTAAACGATCCTCAAGGTATTAATCAAAGGTAAGTGTACAAGCAATTAGTTTTAGAATTGTATAGCTGCTTACTGCTTTTATAGCTTCTTTTCCGTTAACACTACAAAGACTAAACTAAAGTTAGCTTCAGCTACATCAGATTAGTTACAGCTGTTGATTTAGCTCATACATCCGTTCTTTCGCTAAATAGTTAAAGGTGTGACTAATACTTGTTTTATAGATTACCTTTTTAAGGATAGGTGTGTTTATAAATAAACCATGTAAATTAAAAGTCTAACTTCAGATTTACAAGGTAAACTATAACAGATATATAACTGTATTTAAACTAACTACAACAGCACCTACTACTACATCCACAGTTGAGCAGAAGTTTTGTTATTTCTTTTATGAAAGCTATCAGTAAACTTTGTTAACTCTTCCTGTAGCAGTTCCTGTTTTCTTTCTAACATGTTTCTATCAGCTGAAGCAGCCATCTGTTCTGTCCAATAAGCAACAGCAATAGCTAAAGCATCTAATCTATCATCGTGTGTTATACTACCTCTTTCTTTTGTTATACGAGATAGTTGATGAAACAGTTGGTAATAAGCTTGTTTTTC